ATTTTCATATTCTTTTAATCTTTTTTCTAATTCAATTAAACTATAAACTTGAACACATACATTTTCCAGGTGTTTGATTCTAACATACATATTAAAGCATTTGTCATTTTCTGCGTTTATATGGCAATCCCTACACAGTCCAACAAGATTTTCAATATAATCGTTTGTGATCTTGTTCCTTGTTCTGCGTTGCAAGTGATGAATGTCCACAGCCCTTGATTCGCACATTTCACAAGGAATAAAATCTTGTTCTTCATAATTAAAGAACTGCATGTAGACCTTAGTGTGTTTCTGCAATTTTCTTTCTTCTTTTCATTAGCTCTAAATCATCTGTTAATGATGAAACAATAAATTTGCCACCGCAAAAATGACAGCCCTTTGTTTTGTCAATTAAACTCATTCTAACGCACCTACAGCAAAATCTAAACATCTGACTCATTATCCTCTATTTTACAACTGTTAACATATACTTTGGCTAATTTGGCTAATGTCTGCTGAACACAAGAACCACAACTAGATGTTTTTTTATTTGCGTTAAATACTTTGTTGTATAATTTAACCATAATAGCTTGATCTTTTCCGCTTATTCTTTCGCCTTTTATTCTAGGCAATACAGATTCATAAATAGATATTTCATCAGGTGTGAATTGTCTGGAATATGGGAACATCTTATTTAATGCTTTTTTTCTTTCTTCACAGCCACAGTCATCACCAAGCACTTTTTTTGCCACCTTATCAATGCCTGTTTTTTTTAAGACCTTTTCTATTGAATCGCCTAAACCTTTGCTAATTTTTTGTGTCATTTTTTAAAGAATTTAATAGTTTATCTTTCACTTTTTCATCTTCAATCATGTCAAGCAGTTTGTGTATTGCATACGTTACAGCTTCATTAATTTTCAAATCAAACCCTGCCTTTGTTCCCAATACATGAACCAATCCTTTTTCATCAGAAAAGGTTACCATATCATACTTTTTAATCAATGATGTATCTGCTTTTTTGATTGCTCTTAATATCCTGCTTTTCTTCATAATAAAGCCAATATAAATAATGTTAATACTATAAATACAATAGATCCGACAATAATGTCAGCAATTAGGTTTTCTTTATCTTTCATTTTTTATTGATTTTTTCATTTCATTAAATAGTTCTATTATTTCTGGCGGTAATTCTTGAATTGACTTTTTAAGTTCTTCAACGTCCTCTGTTTCTTCATATCTTTGTTGAATCATCTTTAAATCATTTATTAAATTATCTTTCATTTTTTAGGTATTTTTTTGCGTTATTAATTGCTTTAAATAGTGTGTTTCTGTTAATCTTGGTTGCCTTTGCCATGCTGTTCAAACTGTGTTCTTCTAAATAATACACTTTAAAACATTGCGAATCAAACCAATGTAAATCTTTTAATTTATCTTCAATCCATTCTAGTCTTTCTTCAATAAGTTCTTTGTCTTTTATAATGTATTCTATATTATCTGCTGTAATGCTTTCAATGGTTGTTGTAACATGATATTCATAATACTTTTTATACTTGTAATAATATCTGCTTGTTTTTGAATGATATTGATTCAGCATTACTCTAACAATGTAGAAAGTTAATTGATTTTTTTTTATTATTTCATTAATTCTTTCTTGGTCGCATTTATATAATTCTTCAATAACAAAACTAAATAAATCATCTTTCTGCTTTTCCCCTGCTATGTTATAAGCAATGTCTTTTAATTTATGATAGTTTTCTATTAAATATCTGTTTAACATATTTTGATTATAGAGGGCATATTTTTCTGTTTCAACAAATTATATTCTACATTTGAAAGTTTGTTTGTTTCTATTTCAATTATATTGTCAAATCTTTTGTGCAGTTTCTTAGAAATATAATTTAATACATTATCATCTTTTTTTAAATTTCTGAAAATAAAAGACATTTCTGCACCACTATCAAACAAAATTATGAACAACACGCTGTTTGTATCTACATAGTCCCAATGCAAACGATCTGTTCTAGTGTTAAAAAATGTTGGTTTAACTTTCATTATATTTTTTAATTAAATCAACTATTCTATCTTCATCAAAATAAGTGTCATCTTCTCCATAATAGTAAATGTTTACGCCATTTTCATTGAAATTAAATTGCAAATTGTATTGTATATTATCAGCATATCCATATTGTCCTATTTCTTTTCTTTCCACTATTTCGCCTTTTGGCGTTAAATCAAATGATATTGGCAAATTCATAACTTTAAATGTTTATTTATTCTATTTTTCCTTCTAAATAACGATTAATAACTTCTAATGCTTCATCTATTCCTGTGCATATCTCTGCAACATATCCACGCTTGTTTAGTTCATTACGCCAATATAACTGTTCTTTTGTTGCTTTATTATATCCAACTTTTAACTCAATAGCTAATCCATGAAATTCGCCACGTGGTTCGTATATAAATAAATCAGGAAACCCTTTTTTATATCCAGACTTTTTTGCTTTGATCCTCTGCGACATGTGAACCTGATATTGACCGCCCATTGATCCACAATATAAAACATTTTGCAGGTCAAGATATTTGCATACTGCTTTTTGCAATTGGTATTCTTTCAAAATAATTTAATTTGCTTAGTTTGTTCTTTTATTCTTTTGATACTATCATTGTAATAATCCTCATCTATCTCAATTCCAACAAATTCTTTTGAACCAAAATGATGACTTGCGATTGCACTTGAACCACTCCCCAAATGAGTATCTAAAATTTTAAAATCTTTACTTGCATAATGGGCTAAAATCCAATTATACAATTTTAAAGGTTTTTGCGTTGGGTGTATTCTTTTTTCAGCGCCAGAAGCCCTAATTTTAACCATCTTAGATATAGTTGCTAATCCACTACTTAGACTAGCAATTTCGCATTGACTGAATTTCATATCAAAGGCAATGTTTTTATCCCACACTATAAAACCTTTGAAATTTAAATTAAAATTATTTGCACCCCATATTATCTGATTTTTTGACACCCTCAATAATTCATTAAAATAATCTGAATTGGGCTTATCATTCCAATCTTTCAATCTTCCCTTTTTTATATTTTTTCTAGTAAATTGATTCATGTCATTTTCTTTACTATCTCTATATGGCGGATCAACTATTGCAAGGTCAAAATAATTATCTGAATACTTTTTCATTATATCCATACAATCAGCATTGATAATTTTAACATTTTTATTTATATATTCTTTCATTTATAAAATTTATAAATTAAATAAGATATTATTGGCGTTGTCATTATTATTGTAAATATATTAATATGGGGTTCGCCACAAAACCCAAATATGTGCTTTATTATTTCCATCATATACAACTTTCTAAAATTTCTTTACATAATTCATAAGGAACTATACTTCTTAAATAGTTTCCTTTTAAACCTTGTGTCCCTGTTTGCGAACCTCTTGGTGCTGATTCATGGCAAGGCATACCATTTTTACACATCTTTCGTGGTTTCCAATTTAGATTGTTTGTCCAGATGTCGGTCGGTTTCATTCTGCTTTCTCCGTATTGACAATAAGTGATGGTGTTTCTTATTCCGACATTTTTCATGAAATCCATCTTTCTAAGCAATCCTCTAGGGTTTTCTATATAAAAGTATTTAGGTTTTAATTTATTAATTATCTCTAATGTTTTTTTTACTATCTCTATTCCTTTAAGGCATTCGTTGGTTTTTGGGGTTCTGTCCTTGTTCCAATGATGATAACAGGAAGCTATGGAGAACGTGGTGCAGGGCGGACTTGCCCAAATAATGTCAGGTTTGAATGGCAATTTGTTTATATCAAAATCTAATACATCACACACATAATCTATTTTATCAAATGCTTTATAATCACTTGTAAATGTTATCATTCCAAGTTCTTCGGCAACTTTACTAAAGCTTCTTGATCCCGCAAATAATTCTAACACTCTCATTAATTATATTTTAAATACATAGAATCCAATTCTGAACCAATCTGCATTATTTCTAACTGCAAAGAGTCTATTAATAATGACTGTGAATTATCTTCAACATTTTTAATAACATTGTTAAATTCATTAACTGTATTATTGGTATATAATAACAATATAGCTGTTATTAACCAACACATAATAATTGATATATATTTCATTTTTTTACCCATTTTTGCCCTGCATTTGGATTGTATTCAGTTTTATATCCCAATTTTACAAGGTGCTGTTCATATTCTTTTTTTGATGATTCGTCCATTCTTTTCATAAGCAGAGAATCAAAATAGTCTGGAAATCTTGATTTGCTTTTATTGAAATTATTATTTGACCATCTTTTTAACCTTCTGCTAATGTCAAATGTCTTTTCCATTTCTGCACGAAATTTTGTTCCTGATTTATTTTTTTCTGTCCAATACAAGAAGAAATTATTTTTATCTTCATCACTTACACCTTCTACTTGTTTGATGGACTTTTCAAAGTCCACTAATCTATCTTCTATATTTTTACTAATACTTTTACTTATACTTTTACTTATACTTATACTAGCATTGCGGTCGCTATGCGGTCGCATTGCGTTTGCATTATTCCAACGCTTAGAAGCGTTTTCTTTTGCTTTGTTGCTTTTGTTGTTAATGTCCTCAATATGATTATTTAAACGCCTAGAATAAAAACAGTTATCTTCTATAACAAATAAATCAAAATCTTCAATTACTTGTTTTAATATAGAAGGATCACATTGTAAACCAAATGCAAGTGAATCATAATCATCAATACAAAGTTTGTTTTCTTCACTAAATAACAATTCTAATAAAGCCCAGAATATGCCATAAGATTCAATTCCTAGTTTAGACCTCATCTTAATAATCTTAATGTCTGTAAAACTGCTAGAATCATGGTTGAAATAAGTTTTTTTCATAAGTATAAAGTTTTTAATGTAATGCCTGTGCTAAATATAGAAATAAACTAAGAAAAAATAAATAGCACAGACATCACAAGGATTAATTAAAAGGGGGCTTTTGTGTTAAATGGCATTGAATCCACTTGTTCAATTTGAACCTCTTTCATTATTAAGGTGTTGTAAAATTTACCTTTATATTCTCGGCTCTTTATATAAAAGTTTATATTAACTAACTGTTCTGTTGATAGCTTTTGCAAATGTTCCATTGTATCAATGTTTTCTTTTCCAAAAACCTCAAATTGCATAAGGTGTTTAAACCCTGTTTCAGTTTCTTCAACAGTAATTAGCTTTTTTACAAAATCGCCTTTTTCTGTGTTAATCTCTATAGTTTCTAAATTTTTTATTTGTCCTCTTATTTTATACATATCTATTTATTTATTGATTATTACTTCTTTTAAACGCTTCTGCTTCATCTTCTCCAAATACTTGATGTTCGTATAACGAACAAAGCTTAAGGACGCACCTGCTCATACTACGCTTTTCAGCGATTGCTACCCCATAGCTATTTTGATTATTATTAGGTGCTGATTCACCAAACGTTTCAATTACCTTATCACCCATTGTTCCTGTTGCTTTAATTATTATACATTTATTGTCTGGCGAATTATATAGCAAATCGTAACTAATTCGGATATTCAAATTATTCATAATCTTCTCGATTCCAGACCTAGTTAGGATTGTGTAGAACTTGTGTTTGAAATAGTCTTCTTCGGTTAAATTATTCTCTACAAATAATCTATTTAAAATTTCTTGTTTTGTTTCATTCATAACTTATATATTTAAAAAGGTTTAATAAATTTGACAGGATCAAGATTAATCATTTCGCACAACTGTTCCAACTCATCAACTCTTAATGTGTTTGGTGATTTTAGTTTTTTTAATGTTGTTGGATATGACCAACCCAGAGATTGCGAA